GAAAACGCCGAAAAAGCAGCGGAAATCCTAAACAAAGAGATGAGGGAATCCAAATGAAGAACCCAGCCTTACAGCGGAAAAACCTGTACAACAAGCACGAGGTCGAGTATAGTCACAAAATGGCTATCTATCAGGGCATGGCGATGGTATTCGTTACGTTGGAGTGGCACTATTATGGCTGGAAAGAGAAACGGCTGAACAGACTATTTGAGAATCTACAGTCCATTGCTGAAATACCGCCCATCTTTGGTAAAGCACCGGACGCACTGGAACAAATGCAGCATTTCAAGCAGGATTATCAGATTGACTTCATGAAAATCCAGCTGAAAACAAAGGAGAAATGAGGATGACAAAAGAAGACCTGAAACAATGCAACGCAAAATGGAAAGAACTGCATCAAATCGAAAAGCTGGTGCAAACACTTCGAGCGGATGCACGCAGCACAAAGGCGGTTTGTTATAACCTTGAGCCAAAGAGCAAGGGAGAGGCAACCGCAGCGGTACAGACGTACGTGGAACGGTTGGAAGAACTGTCAAACCGGTATGAACAAGTAAAAGAGAACCTGATGAAAGATGTCCAACGAGTAGAACAAGGAATCGCCGAACTGCCGCCGGATTTACGGGTATTGATGCGGTATCGGTACATCATGGGCTTTAGCTGGGAGAAAATCGCAGAAACAATGCATATTTCTGTTGGGACGTTTCATAACTGGCACAGAAAAGCGTTGAATTTGCTAAAATTGAATTGAATTGAAATGTCAACCTGTGCTATAATAGTAGCATAGAAAAATGAAATCCGGATGGCGAAATACCCGTCCGGATTTTTTACTGAAAAAACGGAGGGAGGACGTTGGCAAATGAAGAAAACCTGATTCCGATGGACGAACGAACAGAGAACGAACAAAGAGAAATTGCAAGAAAAGGTGGCAAAAAGTCCGGAGAAGCACGCCGCAGAAAAAAAGACATGAAAGCCAAAATGAAGCTGCTGCTTTCCCTGCAGCCGACCGCCAGCCAATCAGAATTGCTGAAAGCAATTGGCATTCCGGAAGAGGACGCAGACAACGAAATGCTTCTGCTGGTCGCCATGTTTCAGGCTGTCACGGAAGACCGAGATACCAAAGCATTTGATAAGGTCATGGACGTACTTGGAAAGACCGTACAACGGGAAGAACTGACCTTGAAAAAGCGGCAGGCGGCGAAGCAAGACAAGCCGAGCAATGGCATGACGGAACAGCTGATTGCAGGAATGCAGGAACAGGGGGTGGAAGATGATTTACACGAAGAAGCAGCGGCAATTGATGGAACTGTGGCGAACAAAGAAGTTGCAGCGGATTAACTTGCTGGAAGGGTCTGTTTCTTCTGGGAAGACGTGGATTTCATTGGTATGCTGGGGATTCTGGCTGGCTACCATGCCGCAAAATCAGCTGTATCTGATGTGCGGAAAGTCGTTGACCACGTTGAAACGAAACTGTTTGATTCCGCTGGAAGCCATGTTCGGGCAAAGTAATTTTTCTTTTTCAACCTCTGCCAAAGAAGCCTATCTGTTCGGCAGGCGGATTCTGCTGGAAGGTGCAAACGATGCACGCAGCGAAGGCAAAATTCGAGGGCTGACTTTACAAGGTGCGTACTGCGATGAATTGACGCTGTTTCCAAAGGATTTCTTTGTTATGCTGCTATCCCGTTTGCGTGTACCTGGTGCAAAGCTGATTGCAACGACCAATCCCGACAGCCCCCAACACTGGTTGAAAAGAGAATACATTGACCGCATGGCTGAACTGGATATGTTGACCATGCGTTTTTTGTTGGATGATAATACAACGCTAGACCGACAGTATGTAGAATCCGTCAAAAAAGAGTATACCGGCGTATTTTACAACCGGTTTATTTTGGGAGAATGGGCAATTGCAGAGGGGCTGATTTATCCGCAATTCGACCGAGAAAAGCACATAGAACAACGGGACAATCCGCAAGGCGAATGGTATATTTCCGTAGACTATGGCACGCTAAACGCCTTTTCTGCTGGGCTTTGGTGTTATGATGGCACAACCGCCTACCGAGCAGCAGAATACTACTACAGCGGCAGAGAGACACGCAAACAGCTCACCAATGCCCAATATCTGCAACGGATTCAACAATTGGCAGGCGGTCACAAGATTGAATGCGTCATTGTAGACCCGTCCGCAGCGAGCTTCATTGCAGAGCTGCGGAATGCAGATTTTACCGTTCGGAAAGGCAAGAATGCGGTTGTAGATGGCATCCGGCGAGTTTCTTCTGCGTTGCAGGCGGAAAAATTGCGATTCTCTCCCGATTGCAAGAACTGCATTCGTGAGTTTGGCTTGTATCGCTGGGACGAATCGTGCAGCGAAGACAGACCAATTAAGGAAAATGACCATGCTATGGATGACGTGCGATATTTTGTCAACACAATTATGGGCGAAGAAGCAAGCATTTCCAGAGTGATTGGCGGGATATAAGGAGGTGACAACATGTTCCGAAGGCAAGACTACTATACAATTTCCGCAGATACAGAGCTGACAACCGAGCGGCTCTCCTATTGGATGAATCAACACAAAATCGACTGTCAGCGGTTTCGGTATCTGAAAGATTTGTACGAGGGGCGGCATCCAATTCAATTAGAGCCACCCAAACCAACATGGAAGCCGGACAACCGGATTATTTGCAACTTTGCGAAGTACATTGTAGACACGCTGAACGGCTATTTCATCGGCATTCCAGTCAAGACGATGCACCCGGATGAAATTGTTTCTGAGGAATTGGAACAGATTCAGCACTACAATGACCAAGACGACAATAATTCAGAATTATCCAAATATTGCAGCATTTACGGAAGTGGCTTTGAGTTGCTTTACACGGATGAAACTGCACAGATTTGCATTACTTATGCATCGCCGTTAGAATGCTTTATCATTTATGATGATACGATTGCACGGAAGCCGCTTTATGGTGTGCGATATTATCAGAAATCCGATGGAGAAACCGTAGGCAGCGTCTACACTTCCAGCATGGAGATTCCGTTTTCAGATAAAGGCGGCTTGCATTATCTGGATGCGATTCCGCACTATTTCGCAGGCGTTCCGCTCATTGAATACCTTGAAAACGAGGAACGGCAAGGAGCATTTGAACAAGTGGAATCGGCAATCACTGCCTATGAAAAAGCCATCTCAGAAAAAGCAAATGATGTGGATTATTTTGCAGATGCGTATTTGCTGTTGAAAGGCTTGAAACTGAACGAACAGGAGCTGCACACCATCCGAAACGACCGTGTGATTCATGTTCCGCCCACCGATGCGGAAATTCTGAACGGGATTCAAGTGGAATTTTTGCAGAAGCCTTCTGCCGATGCAACGCAGGAGAACTTGTTAGACCGCTTGGAAGACCAAATTTTTATGCAATCTATGGTGGCGAATATTTCCGATGAAAGCTTCGGCAGCAGCTCCGGGACAGCCCTTGCGTACAAGTTGCAGCCGATGAAAAATCAGGCAGCAAACAAGGCACGGAAATTTTCTTCCGGCATGAATCGGCGGTGGAAACTGATTGCAAGCCATCCGGCAACGAAAATGGCAGCGGATGCGTATCTGGGTATCACCTATCAATTCACGCAGAATGCACCAAAGAACCTGCTCGAGGAAGTACAGACCGCCGCTCAAATGGCAGGCGTGACTTCCAAAGAAACGCAGCTTTCTGTCATTTCTGCCGTTGATGACCCAAAGAAAGAATTAGAGAAAATCGACTTGGAGAACGGCGGTGAAGCAGTGGATGCGTTGCAGGCGGAGCGGGTGACAGGCGATGCAGAGTGACACCTACTGGAGCAAGCGGCTGCAAGAATTGGATACCTCTTTCAGCAAAGACGAAAAGCGGCTCTTCTCGGAGCTATCAAAATACTATGAGCAGGAATATGCAGCACTGGACAAAGAAATCGCAGCGTACTATGCAAAATATGGCGAAGAGAATGTGATTGCTTTCCGAACATTGCTGTTAGAATTACCGGATGCAGACAAGCAACTGCTGCTGCAAAACATGGATGAATTTGCAAAGCAATATCCAGAGTTTGCCGACCTGCTCCCTGTTCGAGAAAGCATTTACAAACTGAACCGCTTGGAAGGTTTGCAGACTTCCATCGTATTGCAGCAGTTGAAAATCGGAGCGATTGAGCAAGCGAAATTTCGAGAACACTTTGAGAAACAGGCGTTGAAATATGCAAACTATGCAGCGGAGCAGTTGGGATTCGGGACGAATTTTTACCGGATTGACAGCGAGATGTTGCAAGTTGTGATTGGGAATCCTTGGTGCAATGGCAAAGATTTTTCTGAACGGATTTGGGCAAACCGAGAAGCCTTAGCACAGACTTTACAAAACGAGATTGCAAACGGTCTGATTCGTGGTGAAGATTACAAAACCATGTCAAGAATCTTGCAGCAAAAGTTTGAAAATACGTCCCAGAAGCAAGCAGAACGGCTGGTTTTTACAGAAGATACCTACTTATCCAATGAAGCGAAAATTCGACCATTTGAACGGAATGCAGCTTATACGCATTATGAATATCTCTGTGTAGAAGACCATCGGACTTGTGAAACCTGTCGTGCGTTGAGTGGACAGACATTTGAAATCAGCAAACGGAACGCTGGCTTGAATTTTCCACCCATGCACCCGTGGTGCAGATGTACCGTTATGCCGGTGGTGGAAGATTTGGAGATGATAAAAAGTCGGTTGACTTCTGGTGGAAATGATGGTAAAATAGAAGTAAGATTTGAAACTCCAGAGAAGATGCAAAAGCATTACGATAAACATATTGATAAGTATGGAAATATTTCTATATCAGAATACATAGCTCTTGCAAATGAGCTGGTAAACGCAAAAGATACTGATGACATAGAGAGAATTGTTCGTTCTGACGAAAGCACAGCTATTTATCGCTTTTCAACAAATGATTTTTTAGTCATTACAAAAGATGGGTATATTCGAACATTCTTTAAGCCAGATGATGGAGAAGCATATTGGAGAGAAGAACATGAAAGAAATTAAATGCCCTTGTTGTGGAAAGAGCAGAGTTCAAGAATATGATATTTGCGAAATATGCAATTGGGAAAACGACCCAATTCAAATGGCACATCCAGAATTAAAAGGTGGTGCAAATAAAATGTCATTAAATGAAGCAATTCATGCTTTTCAAAATGGCAAAGAGGTAAAATAAAAATCAACTGCAACGATTAACCGCAAACAAGAAGTAAAATTTTGAGGTGATTATCTTGTCGGAAGATGATATGGAAATTATCATGTACAAAATTCTCAAGTATCTATATGAGTGCCTGAAATCCGGAAGAAAAACATCGATTGCAGATGTTGCATGGGAATGTCGCCTGTTCCATATTACAAGAACATACTGGCTTGTAATTATGCGAGAATTGATTGAATCCGGATATGTTTCTGGCATTCAGTACATTGCCGCAAAGGATATGGAACAGATTTTAGAAGTCGGTACGTTTTCAATTACGAAAGCAGGCAGAGAATATTTGTCCCAAAACGGCATGATGCAGAAAGCAAAGGAATTTCTTGGGAAACCATTTGAGATTCTTCTTGGTGCTGTAATTGGAAGACTATAAGACCAGAATACTTACAAAAAAAGAATCATTTTTATAAAAGCATCTCAAACGAGGTGCTTTTTTCATACCCAAAAACAGAAAGGAGCAATCTTATGCAGCTTCTCTTTTTTCATGCGGACTACTGCCCACCCTGTAAGCAAATGCAGCCGGTGGCAGAGCAGTTTTCCATAGAAACCGGCATTCCCTTGTACCAATTCCGCTGCAATGACGGATACGATGGGAACGCTCTTGCAAGGCAACATCATGTCAAACGCCTTCCCTGCCTGATTCTGCTGGGCGATGACGGTTTGGAACGAACACGAACCGAAGCCCTGCATACACTGGAAACGCTGCATACAGCGTTTGACAAATACTTGAATGGAGGTAATACAGAATGAGCGAAGAAACCAAAGGCACAACGGCAACCGTGCAGACAGAATCTACCGAACCGGAATCGCAGACAGAACCGGCTCAACGAGCGGAAACGCTGACCGCAGAAGCCGTTTCGCAGATGATTGCGGAAGCGTTCCAAGGCTTTGAGCAGCGGCAGTCAGAAGCAAAGAAACTGGCAGAAATGACCGACCAGCAGCGAGCAGAAACGGAGCGGGATTCCTACAAGCAGCAGCTTCAAGCCCTGCAAAAGCAGGTAGAAGCGGCACAAATGCAGAAAACCGCACGGGAAATGCTATCCGAAAAAGGCATTCATTTGCCGGATTCTCTGGTAGCTGCCGTGGTTGCAGAGGACGCAAAGACCACCAAAACACAGGTGGAAGCTTTTGCAACGCTGTTTACAGAAGCGGTAGAAAACGCCGTCAAGGAACGCTTAAAGGGCGAACCGCCCAAGACCGGAGCGTCAGGACGCATGACGAAAGAACAGATTTTCGCCATTCCTGATGAAGGAAAACGGTTACAGGCGATTCGGGACAACATGAATTTATTTGAGTAAAGGAGTTAATTTATTATGGCAGTACAAGCAAATACCAATTTGACCACCGATTTTGCCAAGGCACAGTCGATTGATTTTACCAATCGATTTGTGGATGGCATTCAGAAATTGCAGGAGCTTCTGGGCATCACCAGACGCACGGCAATGGCGAACGGTTCTATCATCAAAGTATACAAAAACAAGGTAACCATGGCAAATGGAGACGTTGCAGAAGGCGACTTGATTCCGCTGTCCAAGGTGGAAGTAGAGCCGGCAAATACCTATGAACTGGCTTACAAGAAGTACCGGAAGGCAGTAACGCTGGAAGCCATCCAACGCAGCGGCTTTGACCTTGCGGTTTCGCAGGCAGACAATGAGTTGTTGAAACAGATTCAGAGCAACATTCGCTCCTCTTTGGTGACGTTTTTGGCAACTGGTACTGGTACAGCAACCGGCACTGGCTTTCAAGCCGCCGTAGCAGATGCTTGGGGAAAGTTGCAGGTACTCTTTGAGAACGATGCAACCGATGGCGTGATTGTGATTGCAAATCCGCAGGATATTTCAAAATATCTTGGGGTGCAAACCAACATTACCACGCAGACTGCTTTTGGCATGACGTATTTTCAGACGTTCTTGGATGTCAAAGTCATGTCGAACTCCAGTGTTCCGGCAGGAACATTCTATGCAACCGTTGCCGATAACCTGAATCTGGCATATCCGGCAATCTCCGGTGGGGAAATCAACAAGGCATTCAGCTTTACAACAGATGCAACGGGACTGGTTGGCATTACCCACACCGCAGATTATACGCGTGCAAACTATGAGACCACGATTTTAACGGGGTCTGTACTGTTTGCAGAACGGCTGGATGGTGTCATTGTTGGCACGATTGCGACTGGAGCGTAAGCATGACACTGCTGGAGCGGGTACAGATTCGCTTGCAGGATGAACCGAAAGCGGAGAACACACCGCAACTGCTGGAACTTTGCGATATGCGAGTACGAGAAGCAACACTGCCGGAAATGCTAGAACCGATTGCAGCGGAAGTCGTCGTCAAGCTGTTTCGGCGTTGGAATTATGAAGGCATTAGTTCTGAAGGAGCGGATACAATTTCCACTACGTTTGTGGAAGATGTTCTGGCGGAATACGAAGATGAGTTTACCGCTTATCGAGAAACCAAGGCGGCGGAAAACGGCAGCAGCACGGTTTATTTTTTGTGATAGGAGGCAGCAACCATGCACTATTTCACCATTCATCTCTTAAAAGCCATCCAGACCGGAACAGATATTTTAGGCAATCCTATTACTACATTAAAAGAGCCTTGTGCAGCTTGTACTGAGTATACAGGACGATTCACAGAATGGACGGCAGAGGATGCGGAGTTAGTCGGGCGAGATGTTACCCAAACGCAGCGAAAACTGTTGACAGATGCTCCACTGGCACGCTGTAAAGAAGCAGATGTGGTGCGTGCTGGTTCGGAAGACTATCGGATTACTTCCATCAAAGATTTGCATGGGCGGTGGCGGATGTTGTATCTGGAACGATGGTATCAAACCCTCCCAGAACGGAGATGCACAACATGAAAATAAAAATCATTCTAAACGGAACAGAAGAGTTAGTTGCTGCACTGGAGCAAAAATCAAAATCGGATTTCGTTGCAGTTTGTAACCGAACCGTTGG